AATCTGCACCATCTCCTCTTGCAACATCGGCTACTACCATATATTGCCTATTGTAATTTGGATGTTCCCAAACCCAAAGGTTTCCATCAAATCCTCGTTTCTCAACCGGATCCATAACATATGTTTCCTTATACCAAGTTAATAACGCAGGTTGTATTACTGTATCTCCCGAACCAACAAAATCACAATCACATTCCTGACTAGAACCCTTAACTCCCAAAATACGGGTCTGTTCATCTCTCCATTGTTGATTTCTTTCTGGGTGTACAGTCCAATGTAAGTTAATACAATTAAAACCGTTTATACCACCTTCACCTGCTACCCAAGTTTTATGGAAGAAATTACCAACACCATTTGGAGTAGATAGAATAATAGCAGAACCACCCGTTGATAGGGTTGATTGCGCTGATAACCAAATATCATCAATATCTCTAATGAATGCAGCTTCATCCACAACCAATAGTGATAAGGCTTCCGAACGACCTGCATCGGGTGAGGATGCGATTGCCTTCACCTGTGAACCGTTCTTTAATTTTAGTGATAATTTATTATCTTCAACTGATGATTGACCACCATCTCTTAGCCACACTGGCAGAAGGTCATGCATTACTCTTACCTTTTCAACTAAATTCTTAGCAACTGTTACTTTAGTCGCAATAACCAATGCGTTGAAATCCTGATTAAATATCATTTTCCAAAGAATAAATCCAGCAGAAAGTGTTGATAATCCTAATTGTCGAGATTTTAGAATAATATTAAAACGATTGTCTTTGAAATCACTTAAACAATCCTCCTGAAACGAATAAAGGTGAAAGGGTATTTTTCCTCTCACCGGATGTTGTATAATACAGTATTTTTTCATAAAGTAAATGGGGTCACTACCACACTTACGATATTCTTCTGCTATAATTTGTTTAAGATTTTTTTGTGGTTGCCCCTGAACTACCATTATTTTAATAATCTAATTTTCCAATATACCCCAACACCAACATATGGACTAAATTTACCATCGCTTCCGTTTGTAGTTGTATTTAATACACCTCCACCGATTTGGTATAGTTTATCACTTTTGGTTTTTAGTACTAACCCAGTTCCAATTGCACTAACTAGATCCGTTTTGTTAAAGTTACTATTCAATCCCCAATATAGTTGTGTTTTTGGCAATTCTTTAACAATTGTAGTTTCTTTTATTGTTCTTTGTTTAACACTGGCATTAAATGTTCTACCCAATATTTTATTCTGTGTAATAGTATCAATCACTGATACTGTTCCTAATGAGTCCGGTAGAGTTAATACATCTTTATACACATTCTTTGCGTAATAATTTTGCAATAATGCTTGAGTATCTATCACCGTTGGAATCTGTACTTCCTTTATAGTTTCGTAAGGAATATCATCCCCCTTTCTTGTAACAATTTTAGTTTTAATTACATCTACCGTATCAATTACATGTTTGATTACTTCGTATTTTTTACCATCAACTTTTATAATTTTACCAGTTCCTTTTTTGTTTCCACCACATTGTTGGAAAACTACTATTGCAACTAAAAATACGATTGCAATGTTTTTTAAAGATATGTATTTTTTCATAATTTTATTTTTTAATAAGTTCTGGATGATTTAATTCAATTAACTTTTCTTCCAATGCTCCTTTTCTTTCCAATAATGCTTCTATCGCATCATATGCACCATCAATATCATTTTTTAAGTTCTGCTTTACCTCATCAATATCAGTTTCCCATGTCCAATTTTGTAAAGAACCATCTTCATTTACTATTTGAAATTGTGATTTAACACCTTCCAATGCTTCCTCAAATCTTTGCTTTAACTCCCTTACATATGCGAGTTTGTTACGTGTTATTTTATAATCTTCATAATAAGGATATGTACCATCTGCTTTTAAATTTGTTTCGTATTTAGCCAAACAGTTTATACACATTCCAGTTTTACGAATTAATTTTTTGTCGGCATTACTATATTGAATACTATCACACTCTTTGCCAGTACAATTACCCATTTGATCCAAATACTTTCTAACGGCATCCATTTTTGTTACTGATATAGTGTATCCATCTTTTTGTTCCCATTGATGTCCATCTTTATCTGTCCAAATATCACCTATCTCTCTACTACTCCCTGCTTCACCATTGTACCCATGTACTTTTTTATTATCATCATCTCTACCAAATACAGTATCGATTATTTTTTTACGAGTTGGATGGATGTTGTTATTTGTTTGTTCAAAACTTGTTCTTTTTGCCATATTTGTATTTATTTATAACTTATTATATATATATATATAATTATCTTCCAAACTTAAAAATTCCTAAAATTTGATTTAATGGTGCGAATGTGCCAGTTAGTTTATATACATTTCCTTTATAAACAAATACCAATCCTTCATTTGGAACTAATTTATCAAACCCACCGATTGCATCTAGTCTGGCTAACTCTTTCTCTAATCGTTTAATTTGAGCTTCACTACCACCACTTCGAATATCCGATATAGATGCATCCAATGATGTTTTAATAGATTGTAATGCTTTATCAGGCTGCGCAGTTAATACTGAACTCATAAATGAAAGAACTTCTGCACCAACTCCTAAGAATATATCTTCGAATTTACGAATATTTCCTTTAATTATTTTATCCTTCGCTTCTTTATCCACACCATCAGCCCATTTCTTAGCATCTTCATCGGTGATTGATTTAATACCAAATGCTTTATTATCAAATGCCCACCTTCTAGCTAATCCTTCTTTTTCCAATTGATTAAGGTTCTTTTTTGAATCATTTACAAATTTCATCCACCACGCGTAGTGATAATCTGCTATACCATTTTTATCTGAAAGATTAAATCTAGATTGTAGTGCGGATAGCATCCCATTAAATTTTCCTTTTTGAGAACTTAACTTCTCATCTTTTGGTAATTTTGTAATTGGAGGTCCCTGTATTGTATATTTGGATTGTACATTTGCATTGATTTTTTTAATCATAGATGCCAATTTACCTTCTGCCCCATCTACACTGCCAATAGCATTACCACTATCATCGTAATCCACTACATTATGTAATACTAATAAAGATTGTCCGTAAGGTATTACATTTGCGTTTTCTGGATATATTACTTCCAAATTACAAAATGCAGAACCATCTTTAAATATACTTTGTCTTTCTTTTTCACTCAATCCACTAATTGCTGCAGATAAATCTTTCATTGCGAAATTATACGCATCACTCAATTCACCTCTTCCTGCAAATTTGGATGCCAATGCGTTCATATCCAAAGCGTTAGCTCCACTATTTGCTAAGTGTCCTTTGTTGCGAGCGGCTATCAATCTACCATTCTTCCAACTAATTGCCAATGCCTGTCCATCAGTTTTTTCTTTAACTACTCCCAATTTACCATCTAAAGCGTTATTGATAATTTTTTTTAAATCACCAAAAGTAAGATTCATTGAAATATCAAACGGGTGATTCATATGTCCATATGCCCCGCCTTCTAGTAATAATGCTTCGTTTACTGATTCAAATCTGTATTTGTTGTATATTTGACTTGATACAATATAATCGTCTATAAATTTCAACAATTCTTTTTCGTTTCCAAAATTATGTCCACCTGTATCTATATTATGTCCTTTATAATATGGAGTAAAGTTAGTAACACCACCTTGTGTTTTTCCTTTTTTCCAAATTATACCATCATTTCCTTTATACTCTGACTTAAATCCTTCGTTTACCGATTCTTTTTTTAAACTTCTTTTTTGTTGAATCAATTGTTGAATTTGTGAAAATATAGATTGTATATCTTTATCTAATTGCTTTTCTTCTGCACTCATTGGTGATTCAATATCAATATTAGAGTAAAGTTTTTTCTTTTTAGCAATTAAAACATCTACCTTTTTAATCAAATCATGTCTTATCTTATCTAAATCTTTTATGATTTCAGATGCAGTTTCTTCGTTTACTGATTCACTTTGTAATTTATCCCAAAACTTATCTACATATGGTTTTAATTTTGCGTAATGATTTGGGCTTCTATCATAGTCTATTTTAGTAATAATTATAAAATCAGGATTAAATGATGAACCTTTTACTTTTCTTACTTTGAATTTTTCTCTATAAAATCTATCTACTCCACTCATTCCAAACATATCATAATCAACAGCAAATTGTCCCTTATAATATACATAATATGTATTACCTGGTTTCCCGTCTTTAATTCTTTGTTCTTTTTGAGTTAATTCATTTAATGATTCTCTAATATATCCTCCATTTTTTTTAATAAAAGATGGTACATCTCTAGAGTTAATTATTTCAACATTTTTATATTTCTTTTTTATAGCATCGATATTTTCCTTTGATTTATCATTTGGATTATCCTGGCGTTCTAAATAAAAATCAGCAACTTTTTTATTAAGATTCAATTCCAATTCTTTATACTTTTTTTGTACATCCTTTGGATAATCCTTTAATGGCGATACTCCAGTTACCTCTGTGTGATCTTGGATTACTGCAATCTTTTCCACTTTTATTTTACTAAGGATTACTTCATTCCAATCCGAATTATAATATAAAGTATCAGAATTTAGATATTTGTTTTGAAAGTATTGTTTATTATCAATCATCAACTTATATGCAGTATCTATATAAGTTTTGATAAAGTATTGTTTTTCCTGATTTGTTAAATCGGATTTAGATTGTTCCCATTTTTCTTTTAATGGTTTTAATTGAGGAGCAAAATCAATAATTTTATTCTTTTTACTAAATTCATTATGTATTGCATTGCCTGGAGTAATCCATCGTATGCCAGATTTATCAGGTTTAGACCATAAATCACTAATACTTTCAGCAAGAACTATACCGGAAAGTAAGACTAAAATTCCACCCTTTGTCCACATTCCTTTACCGGATGCAGGTCCTGCGGCAGAGTCCACTTTGTTAAAAGCTGAAATAGATTTACTTTTTCCTTCTAAACTTACCAACTTTGAAAGGTTATCTATATCCGTAATATGAAATGCATTTGTTCTTCTAATTTCTACCAATTGTTTTACTATTGGAAGTGTAAGCGGCACCATATCGTTCATACACATTTCTAATGTAGATGCTTCCCATTTTAGTTCCTCATTTACCATTTTAGGAGTGGATGATTTAAAATCATCTTTTCTCATTATAGTTTTTGCAATAGCTTTATTTGCCATTTTTACAAATGGTATATTGATATTACTACGACTATCCTTTACAACTAACTCATCATATTTAGTTAAAAATTCTAAAAACTCCTTCTTATGCTTTGCCAATCTTTTAAAAAACCCAATCAATTCTGCTTCCGAAATATCCTTACCATTACGGATATCATTAACTCTATCAAAAAAATGATTAGTAAATTCTATATCTGCCGGATTTAATTCTTTATCTGCATATTTTTCTATACTATCTAAATTAGATTGTGATATTTTTTCATCTAAGTCTGGTTGGGTTGGGCTATTAGATGGTTGATTATCGTGTCCACAAACGTGACAGATGTACATTGCGTTTCCACCTTCTGATTTATACCAATCGTGTCCACAATTATCGCAGATTATCATATCACTTTCATCTTCCGATGTAGATGGTACTTCTGCTTCAAATACAGATTGTGGATTACGCTTTTCTCCTTTTGGAATTCTAAATGTGGTTGCCTTTTTACCATTGATGGTTGGCATACCGTAATCATCAGTTCCTATATCTTTAACGGTAGTTTTTTTATTTTTAAACTTACCCATTAAAACAGTATCTCCCTTATCTACATCAATGCTAATATCTTCTTTATTTATAGTTTCAGTGTATATCTGTTTGTTTAACTTACCATAATCTCTTAAAAGGACGCCCGCTAATGAATTTGCCTGATTTTCAATTGGTGATCCAGTTTTACCAGCATCATCTTCACTTCTAATTAGTTTTAACTCATCCTGCTTTCTGTGAATCATTTCGTGTGCAATAGTTCGTAATATATCAGCAGTCAATCTACCATCTGTTACTACAAATATTTCACCTGTTAGTGGGGAATACCCACCTAAAGATGGTTGCTCACCACCCAATTCATTATCTTTTAATAATACTACGTTAGGCTTTTCATTTAACTTTAATCGCTTTGTAGCATATTCTATAAAGTGTTGTATATTTTTTGATTTAGATGGTGAAAGGTTTTCATTCATTGTCCCAAATAGTGAACCCAAATCTCCTTTTTCTTTTTCTTTTTTATAATCAACAACCGCCTGTTTTAATTGAACATCTGATAATTCATATGTTTCCATTCTTTTAGCAACTTTTTGCATTACATTAGATACAAAATCATTACTATTTGCAACTTCAAATAATCCCATAGATGCAGTTGCCAACCCTGCCCCACCGGCAGCGGCTCTAGTTGCACCAAATCCCAATGTTTCTAACGTCGCGTGTTTTGCTATATCTTTTGCGAGATGTCCACCAAATCCACCTATACCGTGGGTAAATACTCCGATTGCACCACTACCTGCTGCGGAAGCCACTCCACCTGCAGTTGCACCTCCTAACGCAGCTTGTAAGGCTGCAACTCCTGCACCACCTAATGCCATTGAACCCAATATCAATGCAGTATCTTTTGCAAATTCTTTTAAATGATGTATTTGTTCCTTTTGTTTTTCATCGGAATACTCCCATTTACCGGTTTGTTTATTTTTTGAAGAACCTAGTTTTTTACCATTTGCCAATGCCCAAACTGCTTCACCAGTTCCCTTAATCATTTCCTTTTTACGTCCGGCCCAATTCTTTATACCATTACCAAACTTTTTAAGTCCAGATGCAATATTACCACTCATTGATTTTCTGGCTTCTGAACCCGGTTTATGATTACCTTTTGAAATGAATTCTCTATCTTTTTTATCTAAACCCTTAACCATATCCATCAAACCATCCTTAACCTTTTCTTTATCTTTGGAATGTTCTGCTGATGATTTTAATTCAACTCCCTTTAAAGTTTGTGGTGGTGGGGTTTCTTGTGTATCACCACTACCACCCCCCATTGGGTTTGCATCAACTTTACCTTGTTGAGTTTGTCCTTTTTGTACCGGTTGTCCTTTTTGTGGTGGAGTTTCCTGCTTTTTAGGTTCGGATTTTACCGGTTCTATAATTCCTTTTGTAAGTTTTTTAGCTTGAATGTGTGCTTCGTGATCCTTTGGTAATCGTAATGCACTTCTTACTTTTATCTTTTTCTTTTGACCATCTTTTGCAGTATATGTTAGTTCTTTATCATATATAGGATTTGTTGGCGCATTATCTGCTTCTTCATTTAAATACTCCGATATGAATTGTTCAAAATCATCTTCTGTTATTGCTCGGTTAATAATTTCGGCAATAGGGTCATAAGGTGCAGAGTTTCCATCAAACGCATCTTCTTCTTCCGATGGGTGTTCTATTTGATGACGAGTTGGTGTTGGCTCTGGTCTCAATTTAGATGAAGGTTCTGTGTTTGCACTTTCATTTGTAGAACCCGTTGGTGCTCCGTTTATATACCCTCCTGGAAGAACTAATCCTGTACCAACTCCACCAGGAAATCCCTCTGTGTTCATTTCCTCATCATCTATTACATTTATTTTATCAAAACTTCCTGCCATTCCGGTTGGAAACCCAGTCCCAACCTCATTTAATTTATTTTTAACCATTTGATATATTTCATTGTCAAACTTTGGATATATCTTTTTAAAGAAATCCATACCTTTTTTATCATCTGCCCCCTTAAAGTTTGCTCTAACATCCGTTCCACTTATTGGATTTTGTTCAGCAGGAACTGCGTATGTATATCCAATCTCATCATACCCATATCCAGCTTTACCATTATAGGGTTTAAAATATTTACCGGTTAAACGAGTTGCATCTTTTTCACCAACTGCTGCAATATATTGCGTAGTCGTACCATCATACTTATCTAATATTTCTTTTGGAGCGTATGGATTTTTTATTTGAATAAATTTATCCGATGGTATTCCAAATAATTTTGTAGCTATCTTTTTCTTTTCTTCAAAAGTAAATGGTGATTTTGTTGTATCGGTTACATTTGATGTGGCAACATATACATTATTCTTACCAAATTTTGAAACTAATTTTTGATATGAGATATAATGTCCTTTATGAAAAGGTTGAAAACGACCGGAATATACTACAATCGTTTTGTTGACAGTAGGTTTATCTCTTTCTAATTTTAATTTCATATGTATAAATATATTAAATTAAACTCTTTGAAGTATTTAATAAAAAATTTATTACTTTTGATAATTCAGGCCTGTAATCTTTCCCAAAATCTAAAAACCTTTGTTGATTATATTTAACAATATCCTTTACCTCATTTAAAAATAAAATCTTATCTTCTTTTGATTTATTTGAAAATTTTACAATTTCAATTTTTATCATTTCCAATCTTTTAAAATCATCAGTTTCTAAATCGTAACTTTCATCTATAAATGGATGAAATGTTTTAAATCCAAACCGTTTTCTAATATATTGTAAAGATTTAGGAGGAGCGGCTAGTATGAATGGCTGGCAGTGTCCAATTGGTTTCCAAATTTTTTCGCTCAAATACCCACTTTGAAATTCATTATCACCATCTAAATTTTGAAAAAATATACTTTCTGTAACTACACTAATATATGTTTGAATGTATGGTTCTTTACTTTCAAATCCATAACCTGCAATTTTTGTTAAATTAGGAACATCTACAATTTTTGATTCATTTTTTAATAAATCTGCAAATTCTAAATTTTCATCGTATTTTAAAAATTCACCAACAGTATGTTCATTATAAAATGCATTATCCCACGAAACTAAATTTTTTTCCAATCCTAATTTATGTAACTGACTCAATAGCAGTAATCTGTGTAATTTCCAATGTCTATTTAATAATAAAAAATCCTTTTTATCGGTTTCAATACTATTTTCGTATTCAGTGTATGTACATATTCCAGAAGATTTTGATTCTATTTTTCCAACCTGTGGTTCATGTGAGCCGTTACCCCAATAACTCCAATTTGGATCATTTATTTGTTTATTAAATTCTTCGGATTTTGAAATTAATGCAAGATTAAAATCTAAAACATTATAATTTAATCCAATATTTTTAAAGTTTTCTTTTAATTTAAAATCTTGAAAAATAAAATACACTTTTTCATCGGGTATATCATTTTCTTTTAAAAAGTTTATAATTTTTTGAAAGTTTTTTAAATTAATCCCTATTCCACCATCTATTATATAATTAAAAAGTAGTTTTCCGTTACCATTTTTTATTTCATTTATGGCAATAGATGACATAAATTTTAAACAAAAATCTTGATTTGGGTTTGTTCCAAAAAAACTTTCAATACTACCAAACGGTTCGATTATATAAACCCAATCATAATTTTTTTCATTTTTTTTATCTTTAATTATCTCATATACTGATTTATTTTCAGATATTTTATTATAAAAATTACTATTATATACCGGCCAATCAATATTCCATCGTTTAGAAAATCCTTCTCCTGAATTTTCAAAATAAAAATCAGATGCCTGATATATAGTATTTAAGTATTTAGGATTTAAACAATTTGGAATAGGCCCATTATACGATACCACATCATAACCAAAAATTATAGGTTTAGACATATCAAAATGACTTGTAAATAAATGGGTCTCTTTTTTTAAGTTCTTCTAACTTTTTTTTAAACTTTTTTTTCATTTTATAATTCTCATATAACTTAACAAAAAAAGAAATTATAGGTAATTTTTTCATAGTAATTAGTTTTTATAATACAATTCCGGCCATTCAACTATGATATGAATACCACCTTCATTATACGCAGTTTTATATATTGTATAAATATCTTTTATATTTTTTAATTCCCAAATTTTTGTAAATTGTAATATGGATTTAAACTCATTTGTATAATCATTTCTATGTTGAATTCCAGGATCTAAAGGGTCTTTACTACCAACTCCAACTCGAATAATAACATTGGCAGGGTTACCTGTCATATTTTCAAATTTATCAAGATGATTAACCAATTGATTTGTAGCAGATATTACAAAATCCCATCGTGGAAAAAATGATATTACAGTTTTCCCACACATAGCTAATCCCAAACTAATTCCCATTTGAGTTTCCTCCATAACAGGCACTTCAATCATCTTTTCTTTCGGTACAAACTCAAGAGTTGTACTCATTGGGTTTCCTGCATAAACTATTTGTTGACCGATGAATATTGTATCATCTTTTTCAGCAAGAAATTTCATAGATTTTGTTAGTTCATCCTTATAAGGCGAACTTTGAGGATTACTCATTATGGTTTTGAATTTGGATTGTATTGATGCTTATTTGCTTTATACCACTCAATTGTTTCTTTAAGAGCCTCTTTTAAGTTTCTTTTTGGTTTCCATCCTAAATCATTAATCTTTTTAGATGATAATAAACGAATAGGAATCATTGGTGCTTTGTTATTAACATATTCAATTGGATTTGTGTTGTTGTCCAATTCTTTAATTGTTTCCAATGTTTCATTTACTGTAAACCCTTCTCCGTAGCATACATTAAAGATATCGTAGGTATCATTGTTTTCTGCTACAAAGATAAAACCATCTGCCATATCTTCAACGTGCAATAAATCTCTTACTTCCGTACCATCTCCCCATACAGGAATTGGATTTAAGCCATCTGCTACTTTACGAATATTAGCAGGTGTAACGTGACACTTTTCAAAATCAAACTTATCATTTGGTCCAAATGCGTTTGAAGGTCTAACAATTAAGCATTGCATTGGTTCGTGAATTTGGTTAGAAAAGAAATCACATAACATTTCGCCATACCGTTTCATACCACCAACTGCTTTATAAACAGGTAACATAGGTGTAGCGTGCACATTCATATCTTCTGTACAAAATTCAGTACCCATATCTGGATATGTTGTATTTGATGATATAAACAAAAACTTTCTAACTTTATTTTTCCAACTCTGTTCCATCAAATTTACATTCATTTCTACATTTGGAGTAACGTGTAATAGAGGATTGAATTTCGTATCTAATGCGTTTGATGTATTAGCTGCACAATGGAATACCACATCTACATCTTTACTAATTAACTCGCAAAATTCTGCGGTTTGTAAATCTCCTTTAATATGCTCTACTTCCGATGTCCCATCAAAATCATTCCTTAAATCTCTACTAAAAGAGGTTGAACGTAAATTTCTATATCCTTTTTCATATAGTAATCTTAATAAATGAGAACCAATGAACCCACTTGCGCCTGTAACTAAAACTTTATCTGTTTTTTTCATATAATTTATTTAAATATTTCCCAATTAAGAACTACATCGTTTACGAATTTTTTAGTTAATATGGATGATGTGTGCCCATACCAGCTTCTTTCTAAATATTTTTTCTGTGTATCTAAATCCATTCCATTCATTTCTCTCCATAATACTTTTGGCAAATCTCCTTCCATATTGTAGTCAAAATTTCTTATAGACCATTCTATTATACCACCATACAAATGTACGAAATTTTCTTCATAAAACCAAAAGTATTTTTTAAAATCTATCTTATTTGCATAAGTTTTTACATATGAGTTTTCAAAATGCAATTCTTTTTGTTCCCATGTATTACAAATATCTTTATTTTCTATAATACATTCATATATTGATTTTTCTTTTGGTGTATGATAATACGGTGGAGTCTTTCCCTCATTCAGATAATTTTTACTAAAATTATTATTCATACAAAAAAATTGTATCTTTGTAATACCATTATTATGTAGAAAATCTAAAAGCATATTTGTATATTCAAACCATTCAAAATATCTTTCAGTGTAGGTCATAACAGTATCCAACCATGCGAATGTTGCAGGATCAATATTTATAGGATTATTAGTTGGGTTAAATCCTCCAGTTAAATGAAAGTAACCGTGTTCATACGGTAATTGTTTATCTTTACCATTTATTAAATAATCAGTAGTATGTGCCCAACTTTCGTTATTTTTTTGATATCTAATTGCCGGATTTGCTAATCCATATTTTTCAGGTGTAACAAAAAATGAATTGCGAGTTAATGTAGTCCATTGCCCTATTACAGTTATATCTTCCGGCGGTATTCCATCTTTTAACAAATCTCCTACTTTGTATATTATAGAACGTACTATACTTTTATTATCATGCGTCAATGCTCCATAATTATGCACAGTATAATCATTCTTTAAATAATGTTGTAACCAATTTGCCCAAGTCCATTCTTCTACTGCATCCTGAATCCATCTTCTTTCATCTCCTATATTGATTCTGAAATTATTGGTGAATGAACAACCAGAAACTACTATATGTTTCATTGTTAAATTAAAGTTTTTGGTTTAATAATTGCGTGTTTTAACTTTTCTTTTTCAATCTCTATTTGAATTTGAACTTGTTCTTTTAATTTTTCCAATTCAGCAGTTTCACTTTGGATTTTACTTTCTAATTCTATTTTCTTTTCATTTATAATTGCAGTATTTGTAACTTCTATTTCTTTTTTTAGTTTAGTATTTATTATATCTAATCGTTTTTTAAATAATTTAGGAATTTCTTCTTCAATTTCTTCTTTTAATATATCCAAACTACCCCTATAATCATATAACTGCCTTTCAAATTCATTTAAAAATTTAAATTCGTTTATGGTTCTATACAGATATTGCATCCATTTGTTATGACCTTCTTTGGTTGGGTGATATGTAATTGGTGTGTCTGTGTGCCCACCAAATGTTTCTTTTAAAAAATTTGATTTGTTAATTACAGATTTAATTACACATTCATCCCATCCAAAAAAATGTAAATGTTTATATCCAAAATGTTCTAAATAAACGTATAACGATTCTATATAATTTTTTGTAGTATTTAATTGATAATCTTCATCTAAAAAATTTAAAGTATACGAATCTATTAACTTCTGATTTTTTGTTTGCATTTTTTTAAAATCAATATCTAAATTTTCAGGGTAATACTTACCTAATACTGTATTTTTGGATTGCACATTATGTATAATTTTATCTGATAATGGTACGCCGTAAGGTGCGATATAATACCATTGTTTGGAATTATACGTTGTGGGTAGTTCTTTGCGAATATAATGTGTCCATTGAATTAATATGATATCATCTTTAGCTATTGTATCGGAGTGTATTAATTCAAATACTTTTCTAAATATATAATCATTAGATTGCCCACACGATCCAAAATTATAGTATTCAATTTTTAATTTCTTAGCAAGTAAATGCGGATATGATTGAATAGCATGATGTTTTAACCCCTGTCCTTCCGTAAATGAACACCCTATTGCGATTAGTTTCATTAAAATCTGCGAGAGTATTGCTCAATTGATTGATATATACCCGCCTTTAATGTTGTTTTTGGTAAAATTCCATACTGTTTTTGTTTTTTAGAACCTAAACATCTAATCGGATCTCCATTTGTTTTACTCGAATCCCATACAATATTTTTAGTTTTACCAGTAAGTTCGGTATAACATTCAACTATGGTTTCAATTGTATCTTTAATAGTAACTGCTTCTGCACATCCAAAATTAATAATATCACTAACTTCTTTTTTAACTACATCAATTGTAGCTTGAGCAACATCATCACCAAAAACAAAATCTCTACGTGATGAACCATCTCCCCAACAAACCATTTCCTCACCTTCTACATTAAATAATTTCCAAATGTTAGAACTAATAACAGTTGCATCTTGCGCAAAATTATCGTTAGTACCATATATGTTAGAAGGTCTAATAACAGTGTAGTTATTCCAACCATACTGAATCCTCAATGAATCTAATGTCAATTCACCCATTCTTTTTGTCCAACCTGGATGCCAATCTAATCGAGATGGAGTAGATGCCCACGTTTCTTCCTGATTCCAAGCATCCTCTTCATTCATTATATCCGATGGTGAATAGACTCCAACGGATGAAAGATACACAAACCAACCGACTTTTGCATCAAACGATGCCTTAATCATATTGGTATTGAACATTAACATCGGGAATAAATAATCAGCAGGTTGAGTAGATGAACGGGCAGGTGAACCCTTAATCCCAGCTATATGAAGCACTATATCAATTTGTTCTTCACTAAATAGTTGCTCACAATTAGATAGGTATGTTAAATCGGTTTTAACTAATACTAACTTATCTGTACCATATAGTGATTGTAATATTTCTAATTCATTATTAATTTTTATATCTACCGCATAGACTCTATCTACACCCTCCTGTAAACACTTTCGTACCGTTGGTATGCCAACCAGCCCACTTGCGCCAGTTACAATAACTTTTTTTCCTGTAAACTCCATTGTTTTTTGTTTTCGTAATTTATTTGTATTTGATTAAATATTTCTTCAAAACATTCATATTTTTCAAAACTATACAAATGTTTTTGATTATATATAAGTATATCTTTAATAGAATAATACCAATCGTGTATCTCACTTATAGACTTATTTTTTAATTTTTCAATTTCAATTTCAATTTTTGTTATTCTATTCTTTTGAGATATTTCATTATCATAACTTTCATCAATAAAGGGTTCAAATGTTTTAAATCCCAATCTTCTTAATTCAAATAAAGTATGGTAATCTCCTAAAACTATAAATGGTTGTAAATTTGATATTGGTTTAAATATTTTTTCTGAAAGGAATACGTTTGGTCCAAAAAATGTTTCAGTAACTAAATTTATATAAGTGTCTGAATACCAATCTTTTTTATTATTGGTTACACCAAAATGCGACTTTTGTGATTCTGATAAAGATTGAGTATCTAATTCATATGGTAATAATCGTATTATTTCATCTATGTAATCTTCATTTACATTAGTAATTAAACTACTCACATTGCTAATTAAATTTTCTCTAGATATACTTTGAATAAATGAAAATTTGCCATCAGAAAGCAAATCGTATTTAATTGCAAAATATGCCATAGTAGCCCTATGTGGCTTTGTCATTGTTCTATTGTTACATAAAAATTTATAAGGTCTTATTATATTTTCCGATAAGTCTTTTTCTTCAACTAGTTCACACATATATCCCAAATTACCAACAACTGGAAACTCTTTCATCATATCAACGTATCCTTTAATGAATAAATGTCCACTATATATTTTAACTTTACTATACGGATGTTTTGTATAATATTCATCAAATTTGCTTCCACCTATAAATATGATGTTAGAGCCATCTATTCCCAATTTATCCATCTGTAATTCAAATTGATATATATTATGGTCATCATATAATGGATCATGAATAATACTGATTAATATCTTCACTTTACCACTTCTCATATGTTCCAATAATTCAATAGGTATTATATCTTTTAAGTACCATTTATATGATACATCATTTAATATAAACCCATTTTCATTATTTAGAGCACTTAACGTTGTTTTTATTTCTAAAGGATATATGTAAATAGAATCATCGTTTTCTATTTGATTTAAAAATACTATATTTTTAGGATAATTTCTAAAAAAGTAATTTAGTAATTCAGAATGATCAAACTTTATTCCTTTTTCTTCCTGTTCGTATTGTAAAATCTGATAGTAATCTATGTTTAATTTATTTTTAATAATATATTGAATAAATTCTTTTATAGCGGGATGTATGCCATTCCCAAATGGCCTTCTTTGACCGTTTTCAATAAACCAATCAGTATATACTAATTTAATTTTACTATTATCCATATCCTATCTTCTATTAATTTTTTTTACGCAATTTCGTACATAATAATTATCATGCAGAAAAATATCAAATAGTTTTTCATTTTTAATGAATCCCTTTTTACACATTAAATTAAAATTATTATCTACAAAAATAGAATTTTCTAATTTATATTTTATTTTGTTAGCATCTTTAATAAATAATTTAATTCCATTTATTATTTTACTTTTTTTATTAAAATAATTAGTATGTTCATTAAAATCTTCATTTATAAAATTACCGTTTTGTATATCTACAAATGAACCAACTTTATCTATAAAAACTGATTCAAAAAATATTATATTATTTTTAAAGTTTGTAGTTTCAAAATTAAGAAACCCCCTTCCATTTAAATGCGGTATATTACCTTTATAAGTGATGTACTTTCCATTAAAATTTAATCCAAATGCTTTTTCTAAATAATATTGAGTAGTTCCTTGAAACCCACTGTCAACCATTGCTATATTTTTTGAATTTTTAATGCAGTTTTTAATGTATTTTTCATATTCCAATCTAACATATTCTGATTTTTTTAAGATGGTACTTATATATGGAGTTAAATCGGGAATCTGTATCACCGTATCGATTTCATAATCGGAATGTATTTTAATATCCAATTCAAATCTATCTTTTAATAAGGAGGAAAGTGTACCGGAATATCTATGTAGAGAAAATGTATTGTATATATCTTTTTCTGTTTTAAATGATGATATTGCTGATAATTTTCTTGATGTTTTAAAATATAAAGATTTTGGTAAATTATATTTTTTTTGAAATATTTTATAAATTTTATTTAAGAAATATCCTTCCCTGGAATTAAATAATACTAATTCACAATCGATTAATTCATCTTTCAGCCATTCAAAAAAAGAAAATACCAATGGTCCAAAATACACATACCCAATATCTTCAAATGATGTTATACTTTGTATATCTTTTTTTTCTAAAAGAGTTTTCATACTACACCCATCACTTTAAATGATGGTATTCCTAAACTTAACCACATATCTATTATACTTTGGTCATCATCGAATGCACAAAATACTTTATCGTTTATATAAGTTTTATATATTTTTCTTTTAAACGCATCCGCTTTTATATAATGGTCTTTTTCGGTTCTCATATATAATTTATCATATTTAATATGGTACTTTTTTAACCACAATTCAGTAACTACTCTTATTGATTCGGGTCTGCCTGTTATTATTATGACTTCAATATTTTCTACAAGTTTGTATCTAAGTGCCAAATCAATCATTGGAAAGTTTGGTTCATCTTGTTCTATGAGTTCTGGGTTATGTAAAATGTCCCAATCAATTTTTCCGTTTTCTTTCTTTGATAAATCTAATCTTTTACCACTCAAACACAACGTATTATCTATATCAATTATTACTTTCATAACTCTCTTAAACCCTGTTTTTCATAACTAACCGGTATTTTAATTCCGGTATTACAACCATTACAATTATCACAAAATGTAATATATCCCAAATCTGTAAACCCTAAGTCAAATTTAATTAAATCTTCTTTTGAAACGGTATCCATTTTTACATAATCGTTTTGATTAAGTGGGAATGCCTTTGTTAAAACTGCACTAGTATTAAGATGGCAATAATAAAATTTACCATCATTCAATCCTCTAAATGGAGCAGTACAACTATCAAAGTGCTTTATTAAAGCATCTGGTTTCATAAACTTTTTTATTCTCAAATCTCCAAAATCATACCACTCGATTTCATTTCTTACATAGTGTTTTATATTGTTAGATTTATATATTTCTATATTTTTAGTAATTTTACTTTTTAATTTTTTTAATTTATCCGAATAATCACTAATACTCAATATAACATTGTTAGTCTTTAATATTTCAATTGTAGTGGGTTTTGGTATAATTGTACCATTTGTTGTAATTATAAATTTATCAATCTTTTCAATATAATTCTTTAATATATGTGAAATTATATTCTCTATATTTGGATACAAAAACGGTTCACCACCAACTAAATGAAATATACTAACATAATCCACACTATTAAAAAACAAATCAACATCGGTTATTATACTATCCAGTTCTCTATGGTTAGGTGATTCAAAGTGTGGTATGAACATATTACAATGTGAGCAGTTTAGATTACACCGTTCCGTTACAAGCACATCTGTTTGAAATATATGAACTTTACCCAAATACCCATAAGGCCAAATAGAAGCTATATTTTTATACCAAGTGTTTGCTATATTGTGTTCATCTAAATAACTCTTATATTTGTTTCTATATTCATCTGTTGTAATTATAACTTTTTCATTTCCATTTAATGAAAAATTATCAATATGTACCAACGGTATATTAGTTCTATTACTTTTAAAATCTTTTGATTCTCGATAATATGAACTTATTTCATTTAAATTATCGGCATTGGTAGTATCACTGATATCATGATCTACAATACATTTTATTTTTAATTTAGAATCTTGAAACAAATAATCTAAACTTCTTATAAATTGAACGCATTCCTTGCTCGCACCGAATAATACATACTCACTATCTATATCCCATTCTGATATAAATTTTTTAAACCCGTTTAATTCTGAATTATATTTCATTTTAAAATACTATCCATTTACCACTGCCATAGTGTGGATATTTTGATTTGTATGTATAGTGTATTACATCCGATGGTATATCTCTTTTTTTATTCCAGGTAGTTTCCGTTGGTGTATATGTTGAAACACCATTATCTTCAACTACAAAATATAAGGGTAAATTAAAGTTTCTAGCATATTTATGAACTTCATAAAATATACCACTTTCAAAACTCATATCACCTATAAAGCACCAAACCTTTTCATTAGATTGTGATTGTTTAATTCCCATAGCTACCCCTAATGCAATTGAAAGAGTTCCACCTACAATTGCCGATGAATAAAACTTTTCATCAGTTTTACATATTGTTATAGATTTTCCTTTTAAAATTTCAGTTTCTAACCATTTTGGATCTATGCCTTTTAGTAAAGCATGGTAATGAGAACGCCACGTAGAAAACACCCAATCATCATTTGATATTTTTTTAAATATCTTTATCAATTCTTCTTCATTTCCACTTGATAAATGAATCGGTCCTCTAATTTTACCTTCTTCCCATTGATTTACTATAAGATTTTCAAAATCAATTAAATCTTGTGGAATGATTAAAGGATCTACCTCCGGAACACTTTCGTATTGTTCTAAATTTTGTATCATTATCTATCTCTTTTTTGTAAAATTGGGTTATTTGTTGGCCATTCCATTTGGTATTCTTCATCATTCCATTTAACTACACCTTGCGCATCTGCATCTACGTAACCATCTTTATAGAATAGATTATAATGAAACATACAATCGGTTAATGCATAGTGCCCATTTGCAAATCCAGGTGGAACTAATACCTGATTTCTTAATCTTTCACTTATAATATAACTTTCCCATTCACCATATGTATCTGATGTTATTCTCATATCTAATACAATTAAGTAGATATCACCTACGGTTGCTTGTACTAATTTCCACGTTTTGTTATCCCAATGTAATCCTCGCAATACACCTTTGTATGAACGAGAAAATCTACTATGTACTTCGCACCCATTGGTTATATAGTTATTTACAGGATGTTCAGCAGAATGATATGTTGTAAATATTTCACCTCTATATTCTCTAAATACCGATGGTTGGAATTGTGGAACTTCTAATCCAAAAGTTTTTGATGGAGTAACTTGAAACTCATCCCATTTATTACTCATATTATGTTTGATTTGCGTATCCCAATGGAAACCCATTTCTAAACTCTGCTCCCATTTTAGGAACTATCATTTGATATGCTTGTATCAATTGTTTAATACCTCTATCCAAATCCCATTGTGGATACCAACCGGTCGCTTCTATTTTAGCATTTGATACAATGTAATCCCTTTTATCTGGATCTTCATAATAATCGTTGTATGCTATTGCAAAATCTTTTACATGCGATTGTATTTTTTCTAATAATTCTTGTTTTGAAAGATTTGCGGAACTTAATCCTACATTGAAAACTTCACCTTTGTATTTATCATAGTTTTCTAGCATAAAAAGAAAGGCGGATGCAACATCTTCAATATGTATGAAGTTTCTTTTGAAAGTTTTTTCAAATACCACTATATACTTATCAGTAATTGCTTTATATGTAAAGTCATTTACTAATAAATCCGTTCTCATACGAGATGATACACCAAATACAGTTGCCAATCTAAATATTATAGCATCGGTATTATCTCTTAAAAAGTTTTCAGCTGAACATTTGGTATTGCCATATACTGATATTGGATTTAATGGCGATTCTTCGGTGCATTCCGTTTGACCAACCCCAATTCCATAACCACTATTTGTATTTGGATATAATATTTTTTTATTTTTATATTTTGTAAATTTTACAATATTAACTATCTGCTTAAAGTTAATTTCATTTGCGAGTTGAGGGTCTGATGCACATGCAGGAAACCCTACAATTGCTGCCAATGGAATAATAACATCTGCATTTTCACACAATATCTCCAATTCGGTTACATTCCGAACATCTCCATAAACAAATTTAAAATTTGGATTAGAAGTGTATTGTAATAATGAAGTTTGATTAAATAATAGTTTATCCAAAACAACAACACTATGCCCTGCATTTAACATTTTACCAACGATAACAGAGCCTAAATATCCTGCACCACCTGTGATTAATACTTTCATAACTATTTTTTAAAAATAAATATTATTTTCTATATAAAATTGAGGATAGTTTCCATTAAAACTTATATCCCAAATCTTATATCTATTATATTGTTTAAAATCACAAAAAAATGCAAAATTAGCTTTATATTTGAAATCATCATTTAATACTCGTAAACCATTATATATTAGTGATGTGTATTTGGTTTCATAATTATCAACAATATCAGATAATTCATCTAATGTTAATTTTGTATTTAAAACAAACGCAGTATTGTATTCAAATTTTCCAATATAACGATGTTGTTCTTCACATATCATGCTACCACACCCAAACCAATAAAATGCGTGTTCATACGGTAATCTATCATAATCTTCAAATTTAATTGTTCCTATTAATTCTTTATTAAAATAACAATCTATTTTTCCACCATCAGAACTATCACAAATCATTATATATTCATTAAATTCATTTAGTTCATTTATAGGCAATTCATAATAAATTTGTTTGCAGAGATATTCATAATTTCCATTTGCATTTGTTTTGACAAACCAATACGTATAATTTACTATATATTTGGTTTCATCTACTCTTATAACACTAATACCGGAATGCTTACCATTTCTAGAAAAAGCAAACGCTTCTTTGTCTATTTCTAATTCTTCTGGAAAAATTTTAAATCTTAAATATAATGTAAAATCTTTTTCCATCCATCCATCAATTCTATCCGATACTGCGTATCTACTTTCTGGTAAAAGGAAAAATATATTATCTGTATCTACTTTCAAACTCATATTTTTATTGTTTTACAGAAATTATAAAATTCTTCTAATTCGGGAAATGTTTTTACAAAATCAGTACCTCTTCTAATATCGTGTTCTGAAAAGAATTTATAAAAACTATATCTATTTTTCATTTGTTGTGTTGTATCCTGTGGTGCATTCATCCAATCGTATATTCTTTTTACTTTTTGAACTTCAACATCACTGTATCCAATATGTTTTGGATCAAATGATGGAGCCGCGTAATAGGTTATCATTTTAGCTTGATCCAATATTTTATTAGAAAACTGATAAGGTAATATTTGAACCGATTGATGCAACGGGTATCTCAAATAGGATGAATCTAAAAATACTGCGGAGTTCCAGTATCTATCAGAACTTGCGTATGTATCTTTTAATTTATATATTTCATAAATAAGTCTATTGTAATTAAATATACTCAATGCGTTGTATGTAGACATGAATGTTACGATGGTTCTATTTGATGAAGCTAATATTTTATTTACGTTATTCCAAAATCTATTAAATTCCAAACCATTTCGTATATATTCGGCCTGTTCACCCCAGGTATCAGTTGATGTAAATATTACAATCTCTTTAACCCTACCCTCATCTTCTATTCTTTTTATTTTTTCAATAAGTTTATCAATCAATTTATCCGGCACTCCTAAATTAGAGTTTATTGCCAATTTAAGTTCTTTATTTGGATTTGGTTCATTTATAATAAAATCTAATACATCCCATGTATCTTTACTCATAAGTGGTTCTCCACCTGTTATTCTAAATGTGTGTAAATCTCTATATAATTCTGGCCACCATTTCCAAAACGCTTCAACATATGGATTATATTCGGAATGCCTAATAGGCATTTTGTTTTCTCTAACCAACCATTCTGTTTCATTGAAGTTATCTAACGTTGGATATCCTCCAAATTTTTCTATTTCTTCTACCCATTTTGAACTATAAGCCGGACCACAATATGAACACTTAAAATTACAAGCATTTGAGAATGCCACCTCTACATATTTTGGATTATAGTCTTCTCTCCAATCAGAATTAACAATTTCATCCATATATGGATATGACCAATTTTCTCCAGATTTAAATATTCTATCTGAAAATCTATCCGAATTATCTTCTACATTCCAACAATAATCACATTCAGTTGGTCTCCCGCCGCTCAACATTTCCTTTCGTTTGAGTTTTTTGAATTTTGTATTGTGTAGTGCAGATGGGTTTCTAGCTATCTCTGATTGAGAAATTTTATGAGTAGCAGGGTGGTGACAGGAGTGATTGTGCCCATTTTGTAATTGCATAGTAACTTGTGTCCATTTAGCTAAACACATACCAGCCCCAACTTCGTTTAGTTCATCTTTAATTTTTAAATATACTGGGTTTTCATTATAACTCTTTTTATCTACCATAACTATACTTTTACATTTATCATTTTATGTCTACCAAATATATTATCGCTAGATATCAATTCATATTTCATTGAGTTTATACCATCTGCTTTGTAATCCAACTTACCCTGTTGCATCTGCAATATATACCTTTCTTCATTCTTTGCAGTGGTATCTCCTTTTGCCCACTTATCAATACCACCAACCGATACTAACCCCTCTGTTTGGTGTGGTAAACACTTAAATTTACCATCTCTACGATGTGGTAATATGGTGTCTGGTATAACTATATCATTCTGTATTAATTCAACATTTTCAATATTTAATTTTAAATTTGAATGAGTTTCTATTATAGTATCTTCAAACTTTAAATCTAAAATTAGATTATCTGTCACATTTGCCAAATGTAAATTTTTAACTTCATCTGATGTTAAACATCTATCCCACATTTGTATTTTCGATATACTCCCTTTGAAATGATTTGGTTCGCCATTTAAAATTGTATTAGAATACCCAACCATAAATGGTTCAATACTATATCGCTTCAATGGTTGTTCGTATTTTTGAGGTGATAGTGTGCCCGTTCCTAATCTTGCATCACTCTCTATACCATTTAGGTAAAAATGTATTTCTTTTTTAGTATCATCAACTGATACCGTTATCCAACTCCATTGATTTTCATAACGTTTTATCCATTGATACAAATGTTTCCTAGTCCTATCCCATAACATAGCAGTATATGCTCTACTATTATTAAAAGATATTCCCCAGTCGTATCCAGGCTTTCTAAATATCGGATATTCTACAAATCTTCTTTCGTTATCACCTATTAAATAAATTGGTACTTTTTCTATCTGTTGATCTGATTTTACTAATATTGAAACGGTATGCGAGTTTGATATTGCATTCCTAATATCTCTATCTCCTACAAACGATATTTTACTATCTTTTCCATTGAAATATCCAACAGTGCTTCGGTTTGTATAATCCAAACTGGTCGATTTTGCGTACCCTTCTTGGATACATCGCCAAAATAGGTCATCATCTTCCATTCCCCAATCCCAATAACCATTAGAGTACCCATTAGTACGTTCTACCTGTTCTTTTGAGAATACAACCGCTCCACCAAAATACTCCTCATATTTTAATTGATAATCGGATTGTGAAATACGTACTGCAATATGTTGTGGGTTGTCTATTGGAAATGAATAATCACAACTCTCATCTTCGGGAACCATATCAATATCATGCCATACTATATAATCACACCCATCGTTAAAAGCATGTTCGGCGGCAATGTTTTTCATTAAACCTCTATTAAAAAGTTTATCATCACATTGATGCGCTAAATAGATTGTATGTTCGATTCCTCTTTCTTCTAAAAACTTTGAAACGTGAGGAACAAACTCATTCATATGGGCTTCTCTATTTCTATATGGAACACACACTCCTAATTTCATATTCCAACATTTAAATGCGTTATTTTATTATCTTTTGTTTTACTATACAATGTATAGGTGCAAGTGCTTAATCCATCATCAATATCATCGTGATACCCTAATTGTACTTCATTATTGTATCTCAATTGATTCCATCTACTATTATCATCTCTCCATCTACCATCATTAAAGCCACAATCATCATGTTTCAATTTTAACAATTTACTATTTCTTCTAAATGGAATATATGCGTAGTAATTTTGAAAAGGTTTGAAATAATCTAAATAAACATTAAATAATTTACCATCATTTTTATTGCCAGAAATATCAGTAAAACAATATTTTGTAATATTATAATTTTTATAATGTATTAGTATTTCATCATTTTGTTCTAATAATAATTCGTTTATAGTTCCTTTAAAAAAGTTTTCTTTTGTAGCATCTGTGCCGATTACTATGTCATCTGTATTAGAATAATTGTATATATAATCTGAAAGTTTAATCACATTTGTAATATCGTTTAGTATAAAGGTAATTACATTTTCTTTTTTATTATATTCTATTAGTATTTTATTTTTTGAGGTTGTTACAATATCTGAATGAACATCGTAGTAATTACCTTTTTTATCAAAAAGTTGCAAATAAAATCTATTAAACGAATTATAAAAAAGTTTTAAATCGTAACCTTTTATTGATAGAATAGGAAATATATCAAATTGTTTATTTACATCATAAATAACTCTATCTAAATTAATATCCAATTCTATTTTAAAACTTCTATTATAATTTATAATATTTGGAATCGTTGCGTATGCATCTACTCCATTGAAAATGGGTAATTTTTCGTTTGCAAATGTATCACCTATAATATTTTGAAATGGAACATCATTTTTTATACATCTATACCGTAAGTCATCATCTTCAAATCCCCATCCCCAATATAAATTGGAAAATCCATTTATTTTTTCAAACGATTCAGATGGAAATAGTGTAATACCACCAAAGTATGATTCAAATGGAATGGTATCAGTTGCCAAATGTATAGGTGTATCGGAATAAGAATAATCTACATCAACTGGCAACATATCAACATCGTGAAATACTACATAATCACATTTAAGTTTTGTTGCTTCTTTAAATCCGATGTTAAGTAACATTCCACGATTGAATAACCTGGCATCATCCTGTTGCACAATTATTAACTCATACTGAATATTTTTTTTGTTTAAATATTCAACTATATGTGTTTTAAATTCTGCAAGGTGTTCATACCGATTTCGATATGGAATGATTACGCCAAGTTTATGCATTGGTATCAGTTTCCTCTTTTATTTCTTCTTTAGGAACTAATTTATGAAATTCTGCTAAATACCATTGTATTCTTGCACCCCACTCATCTTTATCGATTTCTTCAAACCAAACTGTAAGAGCGTCTAATGAGTTAGCAATCTTTTCTAATGCTTTAACTTTTTTTTGTTCTAATAAAAGTAATTCATTTTGTTGTGGTTGTACTTCTTCTTTTGTAACTATACTTTTTGCCATATTATTTTATTTTTAATAATTTACGATTTTTATTTGGTATTACCAAATTATATTGATATTATTTTGTTAATTAATTGTTTCCATTTTGAGTATCCTAAATAATGATAAGTTGGTGATAATTCAAACCCAAATCGCTCATCATCTAACGGTAATTTAAATCTATATTTTGATAATGCTCGATACATTATTCTATATTCTTCTGAATAAGAGTAATCTTTTTGTAGATTTGCAACTTCTTTAATTCTATCTCCACAGGTACTATCCCATTTGAAATGATGAACTTGAACATTACATTTTTTAATTGGTGCAATTTGTGGATGATTCCAACCTTGCCATCTCCAAGTAGTATGCCCATCTATCTTTGCATAATGTTGTCCGTTTGTAATTTCAACGTATCCCTTTGCAATACAAATTTTATTAGGATTAGCACCACTTAATGTGTGTCTAAAAAATCCTGCATATGGAAACTTTTCAAATATATCATCTGTATCTAAAAGTTCTACCATCTCACCATTTTCACCAATTCGGTCTATAAACCCACCTCTAACCATATCCCAACCATTTGCATCACATTCTGATATAATTGATTTTAGTGAATCGGAATAGATATGAAATTCATCATCATCTGAAATTACCCACCAATCATTTGGATATAATAATTTAGTTTCATTATATAATTGAGTAACATATTCCCAATTAAACTTTTCTTTAACCTCTCTTCTAACTATTTTTGCATTTGGAAATTTAGAAACAATTTCTTGTACTGAATCATATGTACTAAACTCTTCCCACTCATATACCACTATGTACATTTCATCAACTAAATGAGAATAATGTTTCAACATATGATATAAGGTATTTGTGCGAGAACCTGTTACTGTAACTAATCTTAATTTATTCACTTTTTTGTAAGTATCGTTATACCAGTGCTAGATGTATTCTTATCAAAGATACGGAAATTTTTTAAATTTACCAAATTCCAATCACTATTTTTTTCTAATTCTTTAACAAATTTAGCAGGCCCATCGAATGATTGATAATCTTTTTTCGCACTTTCCGTTACTAAAAATGTATCGTGGTATTTTTGATCAGTATCGTGTATTGTTATAATACTATTTTCTGACATAATTGTTGAGTATAATTCAAAATCTCGCTTTACACCTTCATATGAATGGTCTCCATCAATATGTAAATAATCTATTTTTATATCCTGTCTTATAAAATAATCATAGTATGCTCTTTCTGATGTTTCTAATAAGAGTTGTGGTTGAAAGTGATTCCTTAAAAAAGAATTTTCATCTGTCCAATCAGTACACCCTCCTACTCCATTATCTGCATCTACTATAATAGTTGTCCCAATATCACCCCATTCTGTTGAATTATTGCCAGTAAACACCCCTTGCTCCCAAAGGTCTTTTCTACTTTGTGTCATTAATCTCGGTATAAATCCACCACCACTTCCTATACAAACGCACACTTTGGCTCTACTAAATTGTATTAAAGAATATATTAGTAACCCATCTCCTAAATGTAAATCAGTTGCACCATGAGACCAACGATATTTAATTGGTTGTAATAATATTTCACCGGTTTCGCAATCTATTGTGTGGTTGTTTGTTAAAAACTGTGTTATTAATGTGGTATTAAGTAATTGCATATAACTCATTTTTTATTTTATCCCATAAAAACTCTTTAAAAAATCTAGAGTGTTGTTCTTCGGATGGATGTCCACCACCTCCTACTAATATTTCATTTTTATTTGCAAACCATTCAATTATTCCTCCACCAAATCCACTTATATTAGTATCATCGGTAAATATAAATTTTGAAAAATCTATTTTTTGTAATAATGGTTTTATTATATCTAATTCATACCAAGAACTATCATATTTTTCCAACATTGAAAATATACTACCTACTTTTAATTCATTATAGTTACCATTAATATTACCACTTTGCAAATAATTCAATTTATCAATTGTGACATCCATTCCAAAAATATTACCAATTGTAATCATTTTATATGGAACATTTGCAGTTTTTAAATACTGTTGTGTATGATATATATTTTCTAAAGTTTCTAAAACTGCACCATATACCGAATAATATCTTTCATAGAAATCTTTAGCATAGCCTAATGTATCCGTTCCATTGCACATATAGTTTATTGTATTTAAACGTTCAGGATAACTACTTACTCTTGGAAACATTTTTGATTTTTCATAATCTACTAAAACTGGATAATCCCATCTATCTATCGTACTCCATTGAATTATTGCATAATCTATATGGTATTCACTCTCAATATTATAAATATTATTAAACAAATAATGGTAAACCTTCCTGCGTATCATAGTATTACTTGCGCCACCCGCTGCTACATTTATGACACTGTATCCGTTATCTCTAATACCATTAACCCATGTCGTAGCATACCCACCTTCTGCCGTAAAAGAACAACCATTTATTAATATCATATTAATTTATTTTTTTTATTTTCTAATAATAACACATTAATATTATTCATTATTTTACAAAAGTGGTTAATCATTATTTCTTTATTTTTCTTAATTGTATTGTATTTTTTTATATACAAATCTTGTAAAAACTCTGCATTTGTATTTTTTAAACAATTTATAATCATATCTATTTGAATTAATTCATCTGCATTTTCAATGCCATTTAATCCAAAATCATCTACAAACAAATCAATTCCTAATTTTTTACATTCACTGTATATTTTATTAGAACCATATATCATAGAAAACTTTTCAGACAGTATTGGCTTTATTGATTTTTCAGTAAAGAATCCATATTTTAAATCAAATATACAATGGGTTTCACCCACAATTTCTATATAGGATGTATCCCATTCATTATCTATAAAATAATTTCTTAAATGGTCATATAAAATCGATGGCTCATCTTTAGTTAGCGTTATTTTGTTTTTTAATTTAATAAATTGATTGTATGTTTCTTTATTAAAATATTTTAAATGATTCTTACTATGCTTGGTTGTATTATCGGTATAAATGAGTCCTTCTTTTATCATTTGAGAATACTCATCAAAAAACTTTTCATTTATGTTATTAATTCCAAATTGTAATATATTATGTTTATTTGCTTCTATTAAAAATTTAACCCGGTGATATCGGGGTTTTAATGCAAAGTGTGAATATATAAATGGTTTTTCTAACCTACTATTTATATTAAAGTTTTCAAATGTTTTTTTAAAATCATAATGGTAATTTGATACACTGTGTTTTAAACTAGGATATAAAACATCTCTCATCTGTGATTCGGCAATTAAATGATATAGGCAATAAAAGGAATCGTAATAGAATCCAGTTTTTCCTTCAAATAATTCATAATCTGTAATTTTTATATTTTTAAATTTAAAATCATACAAAAAATAGGTTTCATACATTTCATAATCAACTGCTTCCAAAAATGCAAAATTAAAAAATACTGTTGTATTCTTTTCAACATACCGTTTTTCTAATTCGTAGAATATTTTAGGATATGATTTTAACAGTGGTAAATATAAATCTTGCCACAATTTTCTATCACATACTATTGTTAAATTTTCAGTAGGATTTAAATATAAAGAATTTTCATTTAATATATTTTTTAAATTTTTTAACTTTTCGTATGGATTTTCAATATAATGATTTACTTCAACTATTTCATTTGTAGATTCCAATTGTATATAATTAAAATTTTGATTTATTTTTTTATATTTAATTAGCTTTGCAGTTGGAAATAATGTGTGTAATTCATACGGATTAGCTAGTAAGTTTATATATTTCATATTATGTTTAATATTTCAGTAACCCATTTTTGTTTATTAGTAAATTTTTCTAATCCTTTTTTTAATCTATCGAATTGTTTTTTATTTTTATCAAATCCATCTTCTAATATTCTTAAATACTGATAATGAAATTGTTTTTTATTTATTGCTCTATATCTGTATTTAATATCTTTCATCCAACTACCATCTAATATGGGTAATTTACCATTATCAATTGCGTCAAATATTGCATACCCAAATGGTTCTTTTGTATAAGCTCCGTGAAATATTTGGAAATTCTTTTCAAAAAACTTATTATGAAAACGATAATCAAATTCTATGAATGTATGTACGGATGCGTTTATTTTACTACCCTCTAACATTCGTTTATAATCGTATTTGTTACTAAATATAAAAGCAGGTATTGCATCTAAATAGTGTGCATTCTTTCGGGTTTCACATCTTGCTGCATATCCTACTCGATTACTAATTATTTCAAAAAATGGTTTGTTATGTTTCCATTCATAGTAATTTGGAATAGTAATAGTGTTTGGATAGTAAGTATGTATTGTATCCTTCTCATATCCAATCCAAATAATATTATCGGAATTATCTAAAATATCTTTTTGCCAATGCCAATCTAAACGGGTCATTAGGTTTTCATACTCATCATTTAACCCAACCATATCGGGAATGAAAGCATGAACAAAAGTTGTATGAGTTTTGTGAAGATACTTTTTGATTATAGGATTTGGTTTGTAAGAATGATGCAAGAACACAATCTTATCACATTCATTTAATATCCTGTCTATTTCTTCATCGTTTCCAAAAGTATAAATTGCTCCTTCTTCTGGTAATAAAGGTCTACCATCGACTATAATTTTATAATCTTCTGTAATTAATGGTAATATATTCTCCATAAAGTTGTTACACCATATATCAGAACCACCTATAACATTTTTTCCGTAACCTGTTGTAATAAATACCGTCATATAGAATTATAAAGTTGATCAATATATTCCCTTTTGTATCGTTCTGGTTTATATTTGCCATCACTATTATATAATGGGCTTTGTAAAATTTGAATATCATTTCTTTCGGCAATTACCATCCAATTTATAGTATCAGTTGATAGCGGATTTTCTGATGCAATTGAAACTACTCCATCTATAACCGTACCAATTACTCTGTCGAACCCACTTTCATTTTGTAAAAATAATTGTTGATTTTTGGTTAGGGCAACATATGTTCCGTTCATCATAGTTGATGCCGAATCAATTGAAACCGAGCCACTACCATTTGTAAGTCCAATTACACCCCTATATATCAAATCGGCACGAGGTGATTCTATGGATGTATGATATAACCATTTATTATCATCAATTGGATGTTGAATTTTGAACTGTTTATTTGCTGCACTAAAACCAGAAGTTACAGTTAATGAACCGTTTATTTCCGATTTACCCTTAACCAACATAAAGTTACTAGCATCGCCGGTAGATCCTGATGGTGTTGTAAAACTTGCATAATTTTTTAATCCCTGATAAACTCGTAAACCTCCCGGTGATAAAATACTATATCCATTATTTACTCTTGTATATTGTACCCTTACATTACTACCACCCGGTCTTTGAAATGTAACTGAATCACTACTATCTCCACCAGTAATGGATACATTCCATATTTGTTTAAGTTCTACCCTATATATTACTGGAGTACCCACCGTGTTTATACCACCGCCACCTGTTGCCTGTACCACTGCTCCATATGCTAGTTTTTCATCAATTCCATTTCCAAGTATTCGTTCTGCGGCTACCACCTGCCTATCACCAAAGGTTACATCTGCATTTGATTGTGCCGCTGCATCGGCTTCAGTTGGAAAACGTCTAACTCTTAATATCAATTGCCAAGTTGCATAATAGTCACCAACGGTACTAACCTGAATCACATTGTTCACCGGTGCCTCCGTAAATAAAATATCAGGATCTACATATATTTCTTCATTTGCGTATAACAATCCAATTGATCCAGAGGCAGTATATCCGGTATTAAAGGCGGTCCCATCGGGTGTTTCAAAATTAGTAGTATATGTTTCGGATGTAATTGCATACCCATTATAGGTCTGAACTACCGCACTATTAGTATCCCAATCAAGCGCTCCAACGGCTTGATTTGTAGTATTAATTGGTTCAATATTTTCTTCTGCGGATAACACGACCACATCATAAATTTCAGCTACCGTCTCTGCCGATTTTGAAATACTGATTTTTTGATTAGTAGAATCTAATTTTAATACATAAGCTCCCGTTGTTTTACTTAAACCAGATGAACTAATTACCCATCCGGCAATATTACCAGATGTAGCACTTAAAGCACCTCCCGGCGTTACACTAAATTCTGCACTTCCAAACGTTTCACTACCTAAATAAATTCCATTCGTATCTGCAGTGAATACACTTTCACCACTACCTATACGAATAGAACCATTAAATGTACCAGTTGCTGCCGATAATGCACCACTAAATGTACCGTTTCCATTTATAGTCAATGTACCACCATCCCATGTTAGTTTATTTCCTAATGAAAAATTACTATTGTTATCTACATAAAATGCTGTATTTGAATTATTAAAAGTACCTGTACCTATATAAATCTTTTTATTAGTTCCGTCTAATGTTATACCACCACTACCCACTTTAAATAAACCACTAATGTAACCGGCATTACCTGCAATAGTCGGTGATGAAATTGAAGTTGATGTAATAAATGTACCATTACCGGCAGTCCATCCACCATTGGCCAATGAAGTTACATATTCAGAAGCTTGTGCAATTGCTGCCGATTGTGCAGCACTGGCTTTTGAAGTTGCATCACTCGCCGCAGTTGATATTGCAGTTGATTGTGCAGTAGCCGCTTTTGTCGTTGCGTCACCAGAAGCGGTTGATATTGCAGTTGATTGTGCAGTACTCACATCCGTAGTTGTAGCAGCATTACCCCCGGTGATAGTTATATTACCAGTTATACCTAATGTAGTTCCATTCCAAGTTAGTTTATCTTTTAAAGAAAATTGACCGGCATTATCCACATAAAATGCAGTATTTGAATTTGAAAATGTACCAGTACCGATATATATTTTATTAGATGCAATTGTTACACCTGCAATACTACCTCCTGTTATTGCATCTCCGTTACTAAATGAACCAACTGCTCCTCCATTATTTGCAGTTGATGGGTTTGTAATTGTAATACTACCATTTACCGATAAGTTTGTTCCATTCCAAGTTAGTTTATCCTTTAATGAAAATTGTCCACTACTATCTAAATAAATTGAAGTATTTGAGTTATTATATGTACCAGTTCCTATGTATATTTTACGAGTACTTGTTCGTGCATCTAAATTAATTTGTGCAGAAGAGGTATCACCTACTGTAAATAATTCTTTTATATATCCAACTTGTCCACCAATCGCAGGTGAATAAATTACGGTATCTCCTATAAATGAACCACTAAATTGCCCATTTGCTAATTGTTGAACTTTTTGTAAGGATGATGATAATATAGTTGCATTACTTTGTGAAAACGATGCACTTAAATTAGTAAGCGATGATGATACCGAACCACTTAAAGTGAATACAGAACCACTAACTGTTGTAATACTACCACTAACACTACCACTTAATGTTACAATTGTATTATCAGCAGATGAACTATATACGGTCATAGTACCACTAATGGATGCCGATACTTTATATAGTGCATCTAATGATTGTGATAAAGATGCACTAATTAAAAGAACAGTATTTGATGTATTTGATCCACCCGTAAAGTTTGCAGATTGTGTGACTGCAACAGGTACATAATTATTATTTACATCATAAAATTCAAATTTGAAATTATAAGTTTCATTACCAATTACTGTTGGCATTGTTGTTACAAAAGAAATCTCATCCGGAGAAAATGCAGTATCTTGTGAAAGTTTTAAACTAATATTACCAACATGCCATTCTCCCTGTGATTGAGAAAAATATAAACTTGCAGATGGATAATCCGTAGATATTTTAAATGGTATTACTGTATCTAATAAATTTTTAGTAGGAGAAATTCCATATAGAGTGCCAATACTACTACTTATTGAACCGGATGCTAAATATATTCCTAAATTACTTGATGAAGATGATGAATAAAACGCATCTAAATTTAATTCGTAAGTATTTGCACTTTTAATATCTAAGGATTGTGTATATGTAAAATATCCACTACCATTTAATTTTAATCCACTTTCAATTCGGCTAGATGTAAGTTCTGTATTTAACGAACCTGTATTCCAAAAGTTTTTAAGTGTTTCTGATGTAAATATTCCTGTGTTCCCAACTACACTTCCTGATAATTGGGTGGTTGTTAATAATTCCTTTGATTCAACTAATATATCTTGAATCATATCATAATCAGAAATATCTCCTAATGATGTTCTAAATACTTTTATCCTTTTTACATCTCCTGCAAATGTTTCTAAATTGGAAAGTTTAATATTTGCAAAAGATTGATTTGTTCCGGAGTCTACTTTTAAACCACTTTCTATTCTATAAATTGGTGATAATATTTCAGTAATAGAAGCTACTGGTCTTTTATAAAAACGAATTTTAGTTGTATTCGCTAAAGATGGATTTACATTAATTTGTTTTTGCCACTTTACATTATATTTCCCTTCCCAATTTAATGGAACGGGTTCACGTACCCCATTATTATCATATTCGGAAAGTTCTCCTAATATTGTAAGAGTACACGGCCCGTATGCAGTTTCTGGATACACATATACCGATACCACCTTAGATACCCCTTCATAATATTCCGTAATTATTGATGTATTTGTAGAACCACTTATATTGGTATTAACCATACCTTCACCCGGCTCATAATATATAATATTTCCAGCAGCATCTTTAATTTCTATTTTTATTAAAGTATCTGCTACCAATTCAGGCGAACCAGCTATAAGAAATGCGTTTTTACCACCAGTAAATGTATCCGGTAACTCGGTAAGTTTAAAATACTTACTGTTTGCATCTTCATCATTTATTAATACATTTATAGTTTCTAACTTTTCATCAAATAATGTTTTTTGTATTATACTCATCTGTTAGATTTTCTTTATTTCAATTTTAATTTTAGGAATATATCCATCTGGTAAATCACTTACCACTCCTTTAAATTCCTGCACTTTATCTTCAAAATATACAATTTGTAGTATTTTATCCGTTAAATTCATTACAGTTTGCGAAGATGTCCACATTGTATCGGTTTGTCTTCTCATATTTAATTGTGAATTTTTTGGGAAATAATCCTTTCTCATAACACGTGATACATCTCTCCAATTCGTTATTTTATCAACGGACTTTTCTGCTGATAATTTCCTCATTTTAGATGATAAATATTTTACACCACTAGTGTAACCCGCATCAGTAAAAACATGCCCATGATTAGTTCTAACTACTGGCGATTTTGTGTTTTCTATTTTTATTTCAGGCGCATGTTTAGATGTAGTTTCTATGCTAACCATTTGAGTTGGCGATGATACTAATGTATGACCTTTTAGTGCCAATTTACTTTTACCTTTATATGTTACAACTGCCTTAATAGCGGATGCAATATCTATCTGTTTGAGTATATTTCGCATTTTATCACCATCCGGTCCAGCCTTTCCTTTCTTTTTTACAAGCTTAGCCTCTGCTTCATCGTGTCCAACTAATAGTGCCGAATTTACAACACCGATTCCACGTTCATTCATCCCCTCACTCCAATCGGTAACCATATCATGTAAATATGCAACTTCTACGCCATCAATAATAGTGTGAATAATTTCTAAAGATGGATTATACGCTCTATCTCTATTTTTTGCTAAAATAAATTTATTGTTTATTTCTTTAGATACTATTATACACATTTTGATAAAATATTATGTTAGTAATAAATATCTACAAATAAAAAAAGAATATTATGAATAGCATGGGTTTAAGATGGGTAGTTTGGTTAAAAATTTAATTAATATATTATGAAATCTTAATCTTTATATGAATAGAATGATACTATATTATATTTAGTATCACTTTTTACCAATTCTACCTCGTGATATAGGTTAATATCACTATCCAATACAACAAAATTTGGAAAAGTTGGTTTTAATTTAATTTGTGTATTATCTTTCGTATATAGTATTAAATTACCACCGTTTTCATCATTCCATTCGGAATTTAAAAAAAACAAAAATACACATATCCTACTAATAGGTTTACCGTCATCGTGTAATTTTATTTGACAACCTTCATCATAAAATTGTAAATTAGTATTTCCTTCAAATATTTTATCTCCATATTGTGTATAATAATGTTTAATAAATTTCGTCTGAAACTCTTTTAAAAAATCACTTCGTATAATTGTATCTATATCAGGATCTTTAGCTGTCCCAAACACCCAAGTTGGGTTAAATTTACATTCATTTATTTTTTTAAGTTGATATTGGTGTGCTATTTTATACACATAATCTGCGGTTTCCAAATCATCATCTCTAATAAGTAAATCATTATATACTATTTTTTCCGCGTATGATAAGTTATTATATGTATACCAATAATCATATTGAGAATGTCTTTTTATATTCTTGCTATCAATGAATGATTTTAATTCTACTAATTTATTAAAATCAATTAAATCTAAATAATTTTCTAAACTGTCATACAGATACCCATTATTTTTAAATTCTTCTAAAGATACCATATCTGTATTTATTAATAATCAATCTTACTAAACCCATCTATTTTCTTTATCTCTATCAGCCCATCTACAATATCTCGCATTTGTTCTAAATGTGATATCATCCAAATAAAATCAAATTGAGTTTTTAAATATTGCATCATCATAAAAAGGGATGAAAGATTGTCAGAATCCAAAGTACCAAATCCTTCATCAATTACTAAAAAGTTTGGACGGGGTAAGTTACATATGTTAATTAGAGCTACTCTAATAGCCAAACCACTTACGAATTTTTCCATACCACTACACATCTCTAACGGCCATTCTTGATCCTCATATACTATTTTTGCATTTATAGATTTGCCATCCACATCCATCATTACACTAAAATCCACAACCTGCGCTAATATGTTATTTATTTCATTTTCAATTACAGGTAGGGCTTTAGAAATTAACTCATACGGAATACCATCTCTCTTTACTGCATCTAAATAATAAGTATATAATCTGTTCTTTTCTTCCAACTCTTTAACTTCTTCCATTTTAGATTTAACAGTATCTATGAATGAATTTATAGTTGCGATTGAACCGTTTAATATTGATATTTTATTTGTTATATTTTTAATTTCTATTTCAATTTTGTTTTTTGATTTTTCTAATTTAGAAATTTCATTTTCAATAGAAATATTTTTTATAATTGTACTTTCATTTGCATGATACGTTTCAATATTAGTTTGTATTGATTGTAATTTATGATTTAGTAATTCTCTTTTGGTACTAATTCCATTTATTTCTGTTTGTGTTTTTTCTTTAATTACAATACATTGTTGGTATTTTGAATTTAATTCAGTAAGCTCATTCCACTGCTCTTCTACATCGGATATATAGGATGCTTGTTGAATTAACGATTGGTACTTATTACCCAATTGTGTTAGAATATCCACTTGCTCATCTACTTTTGTTTTTGTTTCCAACGCATCTTTTACAAATACATTAGTTATACAAAATTTACAATTAGGGTCGTACTCATGCGTTTCAAGATGTGATAATTTTTCACGATTTGATTTTATAGATTGTTCTACTAATTCAATTTGATGCTCGGTTTCGTTTATTTCATTTTTATATTCATCCCATTCTTTTTTAGCATCCTCAATTGGTTTTCCATTTATAAATTTAGATTGTTCAACTGATTGTGATAATTCGGATAGTAATACAGTATATCTTAACATTTTAGATTCACTTTCAATTCTATGCTTTTCCAAAGATACAGTATCATTTTGAATTTGAGTATTCTGTCTTTCTAAATCATCTATATCCAGTTTTACATCAATATTAGATAACTCTTTATTTAAAGAAACTATACCATCTATCAAAGTATCTTTCTCAATTACATAGTTTTCTAATTCGGTTTCTAATTCAGTAAGCTCATTCTGTTTATTTTTTAAATCATTTCCTTTTTCTGCGAGTTCTGTTGTAAAATCTGTTCTCTTAAAATTCTTAATTAGAACTGATACCTCTTTTATATCTTCACTTGCCGTTTCATATAATTTATCAAATATATTTAATCCCATAAATTGTGCCAATAAATCCTTCCTCTCTGATTGAGATTTATCGATGAATAGGGCATTATTTCCTTGCAGTGAAAGAGCAGTTAATACGAAATCTTCATATCTACCAACATACTGTTCAATAATTTGGTTAGTATCTCTACGTTCTGTTCCGTTTAATGAAATCATTCTATCATCATCCATTCTCCAAAACTTAACATCTACTTTTACATTTTTACCTTTATTTACAGTACTAGCGGTTCTTTCTATATAGTAATCTATTCCATCAACTTGAAAATGTAATTTACATTCAAAGTTATTTTTACGGTTGTTTAATATATTTGAGGCTTTAAATGCTCTACTACACTTATCGTATAAACAAAAAGATACTGCATCGAATAGTGATGATTTACCACTTGCGTTTGGTGCAAATAACCCAACTAACCCACCTAATTTAGTAAAATCAATTTTATTATTTTCACCGTATGAAAACATATTTGAAAATGTAAATTTTATAGGTTTCCAATTGATGTTACGATATACATCATCATTTACAATTCTACTATTAACTTCTCTATTGATTATTTCTAAACCATCTAAATCACTTTGTGAAATAAAGGGCATCATTCTTTGAAGATACTCATTAATAAGTGAGTTTTGATAATTTATATCCGATGCATCTTCAAAATCTAATTTATTTAATCTATTTCCAGTTTTTAATTTAGAAAGAGAATCAGTTCTAATTATTGTAAAATCATCTACATTATAAGTTTGTTTTATTTCAGTAATTACTTTTTTAGTATCAGCAGTATCGGTGTTTGCCAATCTAACTCGTAATCTTGGATATTTTGGCATATTCGTAACTATCGGTACGTTTCCATTATCAATATCCATAGTATAATATCCATAATCATTTTGAATATCAACTTCATCATACTTAAATGTATCCAAATCCCAAACTAAAAACCCATGCTTCTCTAACGATTCTCCGAAGTTCTGCTGAACTAATGATCCTGCATAGACTATCTTACATCCGGTTGGAGATGTTAGTTCCTGGCGTTTGTGAATATCTCCTAACAGTGCTAAATCGTACCCATCAAATATATCAGTTGTGAAATGCCTACTACTTACGGTATATCCAATATCCGTTGTTGAATTATCAATCGGGCCGTGAAATAATGCAATCTTTTTGTTTCCAAACAGAGTATCCGCTTTCGGCCAGTTTTCTTTTTTATCAAGAATACTAAATACTCCAAAATCAACTCCACCAATTGAATATACCTGTGTATCTCTTAAATATGTAAAGTTTGGTAGATTTAGAGCATCTACAATTGGAGTAAGAACATCCAATCTATCAGAGTTATTCATATTACAATCGTGATTACCCGTAATAAGGATAGTTTCACAATGCTTAGAACATTCAGTAAATAACCAACTAATCTCTCTAACTAATTCAGGAGATAATTCTAATTTAGCGTGTGCAATATCACCTGCTAAATAGATAAGTGAATCATCCGTTCCTCTTTTACGGATTTCTTCAAACATTTTTTCAAATACAATTCGGTATTCCGTATGCCTTTTTACATTTCTAATGTGAATATCGGCAATATGAAATATCTTTTTTAATTTATTCATAAATTATTTATTTTATTTAATAGCAACTCATCCGAAGTAAATTGAGTTGATTTATTTAATTCTTCATAAAATTTAGTATATCCAATTTCAGATGCATCTTTATCTTTTAATTGCATAAGTTTAACATTTATTCCTTGCTTTCTAAAATATTCAGAAGCCCGCAATGCCTCATTCATCGCATCACTATCCAATGATATTACAATATTTTTAACTCCATTCATAAATATTTTCTCAACCAACTGTTTAGATGGAAATTTACCTAATAACGGTACAGCATTTCTTTTAATTGCAATTGCGTCAAATATACCTTCGCATAATATTAATTCTTCATCCCAATTTATTTGAGATTCTAAACATATTATATTTTTAGATATTGGTGGATTTTTATATTTCATTTTCTCTTCCGGATAATATGAACGAGATATGAAATAATTTAACTGATTAGCTATATCATAAGACGGAATTATTATTCTTTTACTGTATAACCCTTCTTTACAATATCCTATATTATATTTAATAATCTCTTTATGGGTAATTCCCCGTTGAGTTAGATAATGAATGGCGTGTTTATATTCAGGATTAAATCCTTTAGATTCTGCATTAAGTGATATAAATTCTTTTGGTAAAGAAATAAATACTTTGGTATCACTGGCTTCCTGTTGTGGGGTATAGTTTGTATCACCGTATATATCTCTAATAATAGAAATCGTTTTACGATCTACATCTAACTTTTTTAATAATGAGGTTAGTTTTTTACCGCCGGAATTGCAGTTCCAACAATGCCACTTTTGGCTTTCTGTATTGACTTGTAGTTTTTGTTTATGATGATTGCAAAATGGACAGTAAAATGCTAACTCATTACCTCTTAAAATAGAATAACTACCTAATGTATTTGATAACGTTACTACTACTCGATTTCTGTCATTTGTACTTATCACGTATCAAATATACACATAATATTTCACATTTCCAAATAATGTATTATTCAAACCAACTATCCGGTATAAACTTATCAGAATAGTTGTAGTTGTGTTTAATACACCAATCGGCATATGATGTTTTTGAAGTTTTAGTGATTTTATTTTTAGAATTACTGAATACAAATCGTATATCTAATTCAGGATGTTGTTCTTTAATTAGTAAATGCTTCTTTCTATCCGCTGCAACAAACCTTCCTTTGGTTTCTATTATAATACCGTTTGGTAATCTAAAATCCGGAGTGTAAGTGTGATTGGATGCTGGTATTACGTATCCTATTTTTTCTGATTCGTATTTTACTGTAACCCCTTTACTTTCAATTTGAGTTGATATATTTTCTTCAAGTCCAGACTTAAACCCATATTTTCTCGCAACCCATTTAGAGTTGTTTAATTTTATAACCCGCTTAGCCATTACTTAACGTTTTATAGTATCGGAATATTTTACATTACTTAATTCACCGCCTCTGCCAGTTTTGAATTTGGTAGCAGTTAATATCTGCTCATCTACTTTTTTTAAATCATTAGTAGTGTATGGTGTTTTTAATGCATCGGATGCATCTTTACTGATTTTATCAGTTCCCAATTCTTTTTGAGATGATTTGTATAAATCTAATATTTTTGACATAATTATTATTGTTTAGTATAAATATAAGTTATGTATCAAAACGTACAATAAAGTTTATAGGAAAATCTTGTTGTGTTTTAATAGGTTGTGGTAATTTTGCTACTGCAACTAAATCGCAATTATCATCGTATAATCCTATGGTGGTAATAAATGGTGATAAGAATGAACCGGTTGTATCAATTGAACCACTAACATCAATGTGTTCAAACCCAGCGTATAGATTAGATTGTACCGATGATGTATATCTATAATCAATAATACTTCCATTTTCTAATATTGATTGTTTTCTAATATATTTTACACCAGGATTTGTAGTAATGTGTTTAATAGTGCCATCGGTATCAATTGATGTACTTCGTTCTTCTCCTACCGTAACAATAGCTGATGGGTTTTGTGAAATATTAAATTCATCTGGATCGGTTATTAACAAATATTCGTTTTCGTAGATTGTTTGAGTTGATTTAAAATTTAAATCCCAATTGTTTTGTAATTTTGTTGCCGAATATCTTGTTAATACTATCAATCCCTGATTATAAAATATATTACCAATTTTAATACCTTGTGATTCTTTTGGTAAAAATGGAATATTTTCTGCTATTGCTATACCCGATTCGATATCCAAACTAACCAATTGTATAGTAGATTGTGAAACCCCATTGTAGATTAAATCCAACGTCCCAGATTGCATATTAAATGCTCCGATATATGTATCTAATGATGCGCTATAAACATATTCTGATAAATCCGTAAAATTAAATATTCGATTTTCTACATCAATTCTCGAAATATTAATTTGGTCTCTAGAATCAAATAAATTACCATTTCCATCATCAGTAAATAATGTATTATTGTCATATAATGTTAATGATTGTTTCTTAATACCCTCACCTATGTATTTTTGTGGAATTGATATAACTTTAGCAGATCCACTTAAAAATCTATCTTTAGTATTACTTTCTACATTATACCCAATCGATATATCTCCAAATCTTAAAAATGGATTATTTTCATTTCCATTATAAAACATCGAACGTAACTGCCCATATAGTGCATTTGTATCATAGGATGAGCCTGATAATATACCACCACTGATTTCATTTGTTAAAACATTTGTATAATCACCCGCAATAGCCTCTAATACCGATACTTCCGGTGAAGTATTATCAAATTCCCATTCTTTATATGCCTTAAAAGGTCTTATACTAATATCCGATTTTGGTATTCTTTTTAACATAGTATATATAAATATCTCATAAACTAAAAACCCACCAAAAAGGTGGGTTAATTAGGCGTTGGTTATTCATTATTAAAAATCAAGTTTTACTTTAATTGCAACTTCTTTGTCAAATGATTTTTCTATTGGTTTAGAAATTTTAGCAACTGCTAGTAATTCATTACCATCATCGTATAATCCTACCGTTGTAATATATACTTTTGGATTTGTTTCAAATGTTACATTTTTAAATTGACCAGTTGAACCACTTACGAATGTTGGGTTATTTGAAAAATTAAATTCTCTATTATTTGCTCTTACAAAATAATGAGATGTTGAAACATTTTCAGTTCTTCTCATTTGAAAATCAGCTCCCCTACTAATTGCTTTAAACAAAGCCACTGAACCTGAATTTATTGAGTAAGTTGAACCACTTAATGAATTGTTATGGTAAACATCTTCTTGTGAACCATTAGCTGCTCTCAAATCACCACCAACTGATGCTGATAATGCGTTTGGATTTAAAAGGATAATTCCCATATCTGGATAAAATAATCCAAATCCCTGACCGTTTGAGGCAGTTGGTGAATTAATAGTTCCTTCATTGGCTGTTCCAATATTTAATGCACCACTTACAACATTGAATATTCTACCACTTGCACCAACTGTTTCTGTTTGTCCAGAGTCATCTATTAATGTAATAGTACCCAACGAACCAGATAATGTTAATTGAAAGTTACCAGGATCAAGTTGTTCTTTATATCTCGCTCTATCAATCGCTAAAGCATAAAATGATGTTAAGTCATAACCACCTTCAACTGTACCATTGTATACACTAAAATTGGCATCAGATGAATCTAGTAATATATTTTTAAATTGATTATATACTGCTAACGACTGTCGGTATGTATCATCGGATTGAGTATACGTTGGTGAACCGGATCCGGCACTATCACCATACGCAATTGAAAACTCTTTATTTTCTATACCAGCATCACTATATACATCTATGTAGTATTTACCACTTACATCACCAATTTGTGCAGATGATGTAACAAAGGTTGCCAATGATCCTGTATCACCACTCCATATACCAGAAGTTACAACCTCTGTGCGGTTTGTTACTTTATCAATTGAACCAAACTTTTTATAAATACCATTTGTAATAGTAGTTATATCTGAACTAAGTTGTTCTCCCTCACCTAAAAATTGGTTCAAAATACCAACAAGTTCTGTTGTATTGATTGGTGTTCCTGCAGTGTTTGCAGCACTTGCTAAATAACTTGATAAGTTACTTGCTAAAAGTTGTCCTCTATTATCTCTAATTATTGCCATTTTCTATCTTATTGAACGTATGTTACGGTTACTGGAATTGTTTGTGAACCACCTGTTTCGTTACCATAAACAGTTATTGTTGTTCTGATAGTTGAAGTTAAAGATGGGTTTGGTATAAATTTAAAGGTCAATCCTTTTGCAATTGCAGCTGTTGCAGATACATCATCTCCAATGAATATCGGAACTGAACCTACATCAGATGTTACACCTTCTCCAATTATATCACCTGCGTTTTTATTAGATAATACAATTGTGTATCCTAATCTCCTATTTCCGGCAGGTGATGTGGTTGGTGATAATGCAACTTCACCACTTTTTTGATTTACGGCTACATTTGGTATACCAAATTCCACAACAGGGATTCTTGTTGTATTTTTTGGTAAAGTTACCAATTTATATTTCATTACCTGCGTTTCATCAGGTGATGCTTCTAATATTGGCATGTTTTTAATCGCTGCATCATAGTATGCTGATCCAAGCGGATGAGAGGGTTCATATAAAGAATAATCAATCTCATCATCTGCTAAAGCAAATTGAGTGATGTTTAATCCTTGTCCAGCTGCTAATTTTTCTCTACCTTTTTTGGTAAGAATAGCATCAACTGTTAATTCGGTGTTACTTAAATATCCCATAGTATTTTATTTCGTTTGTTAATAAATATAATTATTTTAAAAATTCGTTATTCTACTTCCAAAATTGGTTCACTAGCATCTCTACCTGCTTTATTTACTTTTAATGTATTTGGATTTGTTGCAAATACTTCAACCGGAGATGAGCCATCCAATGTAGTTGCACTCGTATTCTTCGTACCGTAGTAAAAACTATTTTGTAATCCTCTCGTCAAATCACTAGTATTTCTATAATGTGATTTTAAATATCCATTTATAGGAACTACTTCGACAATTTTACCACCAACGGGTGGTATGACAGAGCCACTAAACGGTTGAATTGTTAATTTTGTTTCATAATATGTTTGAATTCCTAATTCTGTATATGATCCAGATGCACTACCAGTTAAATATGTAAATTCTCTAGTATTCTCCTCTTTTATTAAAGATACTCTAACTCTTTCTTTTTTACGATTACCTCTCGCATCATAGTATGTGCGTATTGCCGAACCATTTTGTCCATAAATACCAAATCCTAAAACTTCATAATCGTTTTGTCCAACTATTGTATTAGAATTTATTAAATCAATTTCACTTATTATAGTTGAATTATTTAAATTAGTGTTAATTAACGCATCGTTAAGGGTACTATATTCGGATGTGATGCGTGTAGTATCACTTGCAGTTATTTCCGAATTATATTGATAACTATTTGCAATTAGTTTTTCAACTGCAGGATTAGTTATAGTAGTCTCATACTGATTATTTTCGCCACTTAAATCATATACGGTATTTGTATAAATTTGAGTTTCAATTTTGTCCGTTTCACCGGATAAATTAGTTTCTTTACTAATAGTTGCATCCCATTGAGAATATTCACCAGATGGTTTCTTATGTTGAACTTTACTTCTTTCTAAAAAATGTGGCTCTATTAGTAAACCAGTAGTTGCTTTAACTCTCGCTGGTAACATTTGTTTAATATCCTCAAACATAGATTTCTCATATAGTTTGATTAAATTAATATATTGATAAATATCCCTACCATCAAATCTTTCAAAGTAATACTTTCTTAAATCATCTAATGTGGTATATTTTTCTTTATATAAATCAGATGGATTACCTATGTAATTATCTAAATTAAACCCACCTAACGATTTTGCAATATCTAAATTTAATTCTTTTGTAGGTGAGAAAAATAATCCAACCCGATTAGAATCCGGTGGTGATTGATCAAATGCCTTTTTAGTTGCTCTACTTTTATAAGATAAATCAACACCACCACTTACATCGTTTCCACTAAAATCAGTTTGAGATTCAAATCTAACTTTATTTGTAGAAAATCTAGATGAACCTATGTTCGGTATTTCAAGTGTAACACTTCTATCAATTGCTTCAAATTGGTATGGATATGATGGAGATGATGTAAATCCAATTACAGATGCACTGATTGGTGCGTTTATGGTTGATGTTACATTTACAATACTTCCAGTTTCTTCAAATTGATTTCTTACAAAACCTTTAGGATAAAAAATATTATTTGCAACATTTATAAAAGAAGATGTACCATTTGTACCATATAAATTTTTAGGATATTCAAAATCCAAACGGAAATATAAATCGGAAGTTGATGATGAATAATTATTACCATTAATCATTTCCGGGTACGATACGTGCTCAAAAAATCTATCTTTATCTAATGGAGTAGACCATAAACGGAATTCATCTAATGAACCTGTGTAATTATTACCAATACGTATAGTAGAACCACTATCCCAATTTGATTGAGTTAGTTTTAATGTACCACTATATTCAAAGATAGTTCTTTCTTTTTGAAATTGTTTTAAGTTCAAAGACATGGTTGCATCTGCCCCACTACCAACTGTTCTACTAACCTCTATACCAAAAAATCTATTATTAAATATTGGCAATAAATTAGATGTAATAGTTTGTATATTAGTTGATTCTGAAATGGATAATTTAACTGTACCATATTTACTATCAATAGAACCACTTAATGCTACGTTCCATCCACTTCCTGATATTAGTTGATACGCACCTGCATAATTAGGTTTTACAAATAATTCAATCGTATCAGGCTTTCTATTAGTATCTGTGTTTTTCCATTCTAATTCGATTGATGAACCACTATTCATATTTAATACAGTGGTCACTACATCGGTTATTAGTTTACCTTTACTTTCATCGTTAATTTCAGGACCACCAAACTCTAATATAGATAAGTTAGATGATGGTATTCCGTAACAACTTAATAATGCATATATACCCCTTCTACTACCTTTATGTTTTAATAGGTATGGTAGATTGTTTATAATCCTCCTCCATACTTCATTCGTTCTTTGTTTAGCCGGATTGGTTTCTTTAACATTTGAGTTTGAATCCACACCAAATGTGTAATTCCATAAACTAGAATCTGCTGATAAATTTTTAGCATCCCAACTCAATGATTTAAGTGTATCAAACAATAATTTATCAGATATTCCGTTTTTAGATTTATACCCTAATCCTCTACTTTTTTCTATTGATTTAGTATGATAGTAAATATTATCAAAATGCTGTCCAACCATTGATAAAAATAATAACAAACTTGCATTATTGCCATCATTTACAATATATTGTGGTATATTATTTTGTACCCAATTTTGATTATTATTATCGAAATTTTCAGCTAATGTAATAATAGTATCATACCATCCCGTTCCATAATCATTTGTTACTAATGGTGAAGAACTATCCACTCTAACAGAAGCACTGTATGGCCAAGTTATAGATGATGAATTGTATAAACTATAAGATGATGAATTAAATAATGT